GGCATTTGACCGTTAAATCCAATGCCCTGGTTCTTTTCTACTGCTACTAAACAGTTGATCATTCTACGTCGGCTACGACTTCTTTCTTCTTGCTCTTTGGCGGATCAATGGTATCTGCTTGTTTACGCAAAACTTGGGCCTGCTTAAACAATGCATCTGCCTTACTACGCATTTGAGCAGGTGTGAGATCTTCTGCAACTTCTTCTACTACTGGAGCAACTTCTAAAGTTGGGTCAGCAGTTCTTTTTGTGCGAGGATTTGGATTCAATCCATCGGTGATTGCCAATTCGTCAATGGTAACACCTTTTTGTTCTGCAATGATTGTATTCAACTCACTTAGCAATACAGATTGGTTAGATGACGGAGTCATCAAAACACCGTTAGTTGGAACTTTCTTTAGGTGTCCGCCAGCGTGTAGTGCATTCAACATAACGTTGCCGTCGGGGAAACGACGAACAGCAATGATATCTGCAAGTTCGTTTGCCTGTTGACCGCTTGTTTCTTGAATAAGATTCATTAGAGAATCGTGCCATGACTCTGGGAGATTTCCTGTGCCAACAACTAATGCACTACCGGAATCGCCTGGCAGTGTTCGATATACAACGGCAACTTTTGCGCCATTGTTTTTCATTTTACCTACATGTTTCATATAGGCTCCTTATTCTGCTGCTGGAGCAGGTTGATCGGCTGCCGCAGGTGCAACTGCATTTAAGAAAGTGTTTAAGCGATCAAACACACTTCCTACTGCTGTCATTTCAGCCGCACTGAACGCACCGCGGCGTGTTGCGGTGTCGATAATAGCACGAATATTTTGCAAATCTGCAATGTTTAGTTCTGGTGCAGGTTGGGCTGCAACAGGCTCACCGCCAACGTCTTGGCCTGCTACCTGTGCTTGTTCAATATTTTCCATCTAAAAAGTCCTTTTTATTTTTTGTGTATGTAAGGGCAACCTAAAGTTAGCATAGTGATTTCTCGAGAATCTTCTATACCAATTTCAATTACTTCGACTACTTTTTTATTTTGGTCAAGTGTAATTGTCTTTTTGATTGCGTACCTACTATTTAAGTGGTAGTTAATCCAGTGGTCTAATAATTTGATATCTATTAAGTCCACTTGCATTTTAGTAAAATGTTCAGGGATGAAACTCAGTTTCCTGAGTTTCAAAACTCCTAACGGGTTTACTTCGCTTCTACTTAGAGCCATGCTTAGTCTTTGTAATAAGCAGTTTGTCCAAACGGTGCAACAATGCTGTCGTTGCCGTGGATGATAAACAGGCTTTCGCAGTAGTTTTCATCTCCCCAGCTACCGCACGGGTACCCGTCTGTAAACATAATGAAACGCTTAGGTTCAATACCTTCTTCTTTCATGAAGTCGTAATTAACATCAAAGTCAGTTCCGCCACCGCCCTTGCATTCGTAGCCCATAATCTCATCAGCAGTATCGCCAGTGAAACGTTGGTAGCCATAAACACGAGTATCGAAAGTCCACAGATCCAACTTGAAGTCTACGTATTCATCCATAATGCCCTTAACTTCTGACAAGAAGTCTTTGGCCATTTTGTCGCTAATAGAACCAGACATGTCGATAGCAACAGACACATCAATAGTTTCTTCGTTCATCATACCTGGAAGCACAGCACCGCAGTGTTGGCTCTTACGGTTAGGACGTTGGAAACTAAAGTTGCTCTTGATGATGCTTTGGATGTTCATACGCAACATTTGGCGCCAGTCCATCTTAGGCTCAGTGAACTGCTGGATCATACGTGCAACACCTGCAGGAACTTTACCTGCACCTGCGGCCTGTGCAGCCGCAACCATTGCTTCTTTGATCTCGTCCTTAATCTGCTTCTTTTCTTCAGCAGTTAGCTTTGGACGACCTTTGCCGCCTTCTTGATCACCATCTTCGCCCTCACCGTCACCATCACCATCGCCGTCCAAGTGTTCGTCAAGCATTTCGCCAAGTTGGCTCATGTCGATCTTGTCGGCCTTTTCGTACAGCTCGTCGTAGATTTCTTCGTAGCTTTTGCCACGGTATTTGTTGTCCTGATAGATTTTAATCCAATCCGGCACTTCGCCAATGCGCTCATCTTTGCAGATTTGGTTAACAGCATAGTCAGCGGCAATGTTAGACAATTTAGGATCTCGTCCTTCACGACGACCCATGTGGTCAAATACGTTGTGAAGAACTTCGTGTGCAAAGCCAAACTCTGCCTGCTTAGGCGTAAGTTTGTTGACGAAGTCATTGTTGTAATAAAAGTGGCGACCATCAGTAGCCAACGTACCGCACCATTCGGTAGCATCAACAAGTTTCAAACGAGTTGCAAGGTTGCCAAAAAACGGATGACGCAACAGCAAGCCAATACGGGCTGTGATCAGTTTTTCGACAATTTTATTCTTTTCAGCAGAAGTAAATTCACGCTTTACAATAGCGTTCTTTTTAGAAGCAGAAGTAGTTGCCATAATATGTCCTGTTTAGTGTATATATCATATTATACACTCAATTTAGAAAAAATACAAGTGAAAAAGGGGCCTAAGCCCCAATTTTTATTCCATAGCCTGGATAATGAACTTACCGTACTTGTCATGGAAGCGATCAAAGTTTTTCAACTTAGATGCATCAAACGGCAGGTGATAGTTAGTCAACGCAACCTTTGCACCCATAACAACCAACTCAGTTGGGAAGTTATCCATCATAAAGCCAAAGAAGTTGTCTGCCATAGCATCCCAGTCTTTGACTTTCTTTTCGTTTGCAGTCTGCAACTCGTAGCACAAAGACACAGTCAGCGAATACATCGCAGAGATTTCTTTGATACTGCATTTTTCAACCTTGCCGCTCAGAATGTCTTCTGGCTTAGGCATCTGCTTGGCTACTCGACGGTGTGCCATGAACTTAACAGCAAGACCTTCACCAATAGCACCCGAGACCAAGTCGGTCAAAGTACCTTCTGGCAAGTCGTCGTCTTCCAACAGCTCGCTCACAAAGGACCAGCTACGTGGAGTAGCAAACGCACGGCTCGAGCTCTTTGGATCAAAGTCATACAAGTCTTGTTTGGCAAAGCCAACGTAACCAACCACTTGTTCGTGGACCTTGTTCTTAACAGCCCATTCTTGCCAGTCTTCAAAGTCCGACTTCAGTTCCAAGTGAACGAAACGGTTAGCCAACGGAGCAGGCATACGATAAGTAACACCCTTGTCCGATTCACGGTTACCAGCAGCCACAATGCTCACGCCTTTTGGCAACACATAAGTACCAACACGACGGTTCAGCACTAACTGGAAAGCAGCCGCTTGGGTAGCAGGAGCCGCAGAGTTCAATTCGTCCAAGAACAAAATAGCAGTAGACTCTGGATCAGTAGGCAATTCTGCTGGAGGAGCCCAAGTCATAGTGTTTTCAGTGGAGTTGAAGTAAGGGATACCTTTGATGTCAGTAGGTTCCCACAGGCTCAAACGAACGTCAATAACGTCACGACCTTGTTCGTCGCCAATTTGTTTAACGATATCGGACTTGCCAATACCAGGAGGGCCCCACATGAACACGGGACGCTGGATTTTCACACACTTACGAATGGAACGTTTTGCTTCGTTAGGAGTGACGGTGCGGTTTGCGGAAATTTGCTCTGCCATTTTGCGCTTTCAAAAATGATTAAGATTAAGAATACTGTGTGCTATGTGCTTCAGTATGTGTTAATTATACGCTTATTTCGCGTCTTTGTCAATAGATTTTGCTTTTGCTGCGGAAAATTTCGCAATGTTGCCTGAAAACAACACTAGTTGGACGGCCATCTTTTCGTTAAAAACGAAAACATCTTTCTTTTTTACGTACCAAGGACATGTAATAAAACGGTCTAACCGCAAGATAAGTTGATTTGTATACTCAACTTCGTCCTCGAAACGGACACGATGGGCTTTGATATGAGCTGTTAAACGGGCAAACCCTTCGTCGGTTAATTTAAGTCCGCCTACATCTCTTTTTCTGGGATTTTGCCACCAAACGGGAACAAGTTTTTTAATGGATTTTTCGTCAGTTGGTAATCCTGCCTGCTCGGCTACATATCGAGTTATTTCAGTCTTCTGATCCATTAGTAAACTTCTCACCTGTGGTTAACTTAAAAACGGAGAAGTCCTGTGTATTAAACATCTTGTTTAACTTTTCAGCAAGATTATGAGCATGTCCGGCATTACTAAAACTAACTTTTTTATACTTTGGTCCTAATTGCTGTGCAACTATACTACTTGTCTTTAGGTTAATTGGTTTATCCTGATAAAATACAGCCCAAATGGCATCCGCTTCTAAAACTTGTTCTGTTTTATAAGTCTTTTTATTTGTTATTTCTAAAAGTACGGTTGGTTTTGGCCTGCTCATTATATATACGGTCTCCGAAAAGTGCGTATATATTTACCAAATTTAATAATTTAGAAGCTGCCACCGTTTAATTTAACAACAATATCTTCATTATTAGTAGAGTTAGAACTTTCTCCTACTAGTCGTGTCATTACTACACTAAGACTATTCTGAAGATCAGTAACTTCTTTAATGCTCAGTGTAATATTTTTCTGATTAGTTTTAATAGCAATTCTAGCTTTATCTAGAAATTCTTCAATTGGAAATGTATTAAGATTCTTCATTTTTATTCAACTGATTTAAAACAACTTTCATTTCATGTGCTGTTTTGAAAGGACCTTGATATAAATTTCTTTCAAGTGTAATTAGTTTAGGACAGAAACTTTTAAGCCATCCCTTTTGAAATTTAATTACATAGTAACCTGCACAGTATCTACTTTTGCTTTTAAGATTCTTTGTATAAAGCGGCAAGCGATCCTTTACATTATACACCGGATTGAATGGCTGAGTTCTACATGGAAAGTCGTGTACGTAGTATTCGGTTGTTTGTGTAGTTGTCTTTTTAAAACTTTCCTCAAACAGCTCGATACCTAGCTGTGCTTTAACCTCGTTAAGATTTTTAAAGCCTAGCTCTTTGCCATTCTTGTGAAAAATGTATCCTTTTTTATGTTTAGTTAGTCCGCCAATTTTTTGTTGATCGTTTGTAACTAACCATTCTTTATTTGGGACCAAAACTTTAGCTGTATTCATGCTACATACCTCGCATTAAGTGGTTCGGCATAACTTGTGACCTGCTCACTGATCTTTTGCAGATCAAACTCGGCGCAGAATTTAAGTAATCGCACGCCAACTTGTGGAACATTCTTTTCTGCCGTTGTGGCAGTGTTGATACATTCCTGAATAAGTGCTTTAACTTCGGCCGGTTGTGCTGTAAGATCGCACAATAGTTTGTTACGATTATAGTCATCCAACACACGGTGTTCGACCCCTTCGTGGTCGGTCCAACGCTGAAGCATCATGTTGTTCCAATTATAGCCTTTTGCATCCTTGTCTGCAAATGCTTCACGCAGACCAACTTTATTCTTTGTACCCTTTTCACGCACACCTGGATATGCACTAAAGATATTGTCAGACGTATCACCACGCATACATTTTTCAAACAGCAACCATTCTGGCTCAGGTGCAGGCTTGACCTCTTTAGTTTTCTTATCAACTACTCGCTTGCCCTTTTCATCAAAGTAGCCTTCGTGTGTAGTTGTAATTGCCATCACACCGTTATACTG